GGCCAGGCTTGCGATGGTCGCGGGCACTACCTCTATCAGGCTCCGGCCAGTTCCTCACTGAAGCCGCCCCAGCATGCCGCTAGGAACAATGTTAAATATGAGGTGCAGTATGAAGCGTAAACTAACACCGGCTCCCATGCATTCTTGAAGCGATTGCCCCATCCGCCCGGCACGCCATTGTCGGTCTTGCGCCAGCAGAACTCGTCGACGAATCGCCAGCCCCACTGCCGCCGGTGCGCGATGACAAGGTCTTTCACGTAGAGGTCGCGTTCCCCGTCGCCGGCATGTTCCTTGATGTTGAGGAAGTAAGAACCGTCCGGAGCCAGCACCGCTTCGACCCCGCTGGCCACTGCGCGGAACCACTCCACATACTCTTCCGGCGGCACCGGCTTAAAACCGCTCGCGGGATCGTACTCGCGCTGCGTAGCGTACGGCGGCGAGGTAATCACTACGTTCGCCTTCTGCCCGTCGAACAATCGTGCGCGCGTCCCGTGGTCGCGGCAGTCCCCGCAAATCAGCCGGTGCTTTCCGATCAACCAGACGTCTCCGGCCCGCGTTACCGGCTCTGCCGGCGCTTCGGAAATCTCCTCTTCCGACGCCGCAGGAGCCTCTGTCGCAGGCTCGGTGTCTGCCAGGAGCTTGGCCAGTTCCTCCTCGGAGAAGCCCAGCAGATCGAGCCGCCAATCGGCAGATTGAAGTTCCCCGAGTTCCGCCGCCAGCGTATCTTCGTCCCACCCGGCGTTCTCACTGATCCGGTTGTCCGCGAGTATGTACGCACGCTTCTGCGTTTCGCTGAGGTGATCGAGCACGACCACCGGCACATGCTCCAGCCGCAACTTCCGCGCGGCCAACAGGCGGCCGTGGCCGGCGATGATACCGGCGCTGGTGTCCACCAGGACGGGATTGTTGAAACCGAACTCCACGATGCTCGCTGCAATCTGGGCGATCTGGTCGTCGGAATGCGTCCGTGCATTCCTGGCGTATGGCACCAGCCGCTCGACGGGCCACAGTTCGATTTGTCGCGCCATGGCGGGCGGGACACGAGTTTCAGCCGCCAATGCTGTCCACCATCTGAATCCGGCGGCCAATCCACCGCATCACTGGCACCGCCATCGAGTTTCCAATCGCCCGGTACCGAGGACCGTCGGCGGCGGGCTTCCCTCGATACGGGATCAACGTGTAATCGTCGGGCATCCCCTGCAGCCGCTCGCACTCCCGCGGGGTTAATCGCCTGACCGCCAGGGGCCCGCCGACGGCGAGCAACGGAGCGGCGTCGCCCCGTCCAGTGCCGCCGGACTGCGCCTTGAGCGGCGGCACAATTCCGGATGGACCGCCCCTCCCGTTGCGCGCCACGCGACTCTCGAAGCACACCGCGACCTGGCCACCCGCGTTCGCATGGCTGCGGTCGTGCGGCATCGCGCGGAGCGTCGGCGCGAGTGGACCGGCGTCGGCTCCATGGTCCTTCGCGGAGAACGCCGTCGGTGCCAGGGGGCTTACGATGGCGGTGCTTTCATAAAGCGCACGCCCCTGCGTCCCAAGCGTTTCCGCCGATTCCGATTCGTTCCAATAGCCACAACCGGATGCCACGAACGTTTCGCTCTCACCGTCAAGCCGCCCACAGCCTCCCTTTGCATTCAGGCTCATGGACACGAACGCTCCCGACCGGTCAAGGTCGTTGCACCAGCTACGCTCGCCAGTGCCGCCGCCAAGAGATCCGGCAACGTCTTCCCGCGCTTTGCGGCGCGCCGGAGTATGCCTGCACAGGCCTTCGCGCTCAAGAAGTACCGCTGCGGCACGCCGCCAGTCTCCAAGATGTCCGACAACGAAGACACGACGGCGTCGCTGGGGCACTCCAAAGAACTGAGCGTCCAGCACTCGCCAGGCGCAACCATACCCGAGTTCCGCCAGCGCCCCGACGATGGAGCCGAAGTCCCGCCCGCCGTTCGAGGACAGAACACCGGGGACGTTTTCCCAGACGATCCACCGAGGCCGCAGTCGGCCAGCAAGCTGGCAAAACTCGATGGCCAGGTTGCCACGCGCATCCTCCAGGCCGCCACGTCTGCCGGCGAGGGAGAAGGACTGGCAGGGAGTTCCTCCGGCCAGAAGGTCGATTGGACGGCTGCTTTCTTCGATGGTCGTGAAATCGCCAAGGTTGGGAACACCCGGGTGCCGATGAGCCAGGAGCGCGGAGCAAAACGGATCGATCTCGGCAAACCATGCCGGCCGGAAGCCCAGCTGCTCCCAGGCCACGGTCACCGCCTCAATGCCCGAACATACGCTGCCGTAAGTCAAGAAAATCCAAGCTGGCGGCTGGCCAAGCGGCTCCATGGCGGGGTGACAACCTGAAGTGACAACCTGCGTAAACCTCTGTAACTAGGCAAACTGCGCAACATTTCAAGCCGCGGCCGCCGATTCCGGGTCAGGTCCCTGAATTCCTGCGGGCTACCTCGACATGCCGCTTACGAACGCGCGCCGCGAATCGTCAGCGCCGTCTGCTGCGCGTCAGCCACGCCGACTATCCGGCAGCGGGTGATCACGCCGCACGGACCACCTTCGGCACCTTCACGTTCGCGGTTGATTTGTTGGGGCCTCGTGTGAACGCGCCGCGGACCCAACCCAGGTACCGCCCGCCGACCTGTCTCCGTCTGATCTTCATCTGGCCAGGCACTCCGCAACGACTTGCAGGAAGACGCCCCGCGTGCTCACGAGCACTCCGTCTTCGTCGCGCCGATCCAGGCGGCGAAGTTTCCAGCACCGGCCATGATCCAGGCTTTCGATGAAGCTGTAAGGGGTGCCGGCTGGGGCGCGTGTTTCAATCGGGCTGCCGCCGTCCTCTCGCCGCAGCCAGATCGCCTTCAGATGGCCCTTGCGACCGTAGGATGGCTTTACATAGCCGCCCTCGATCAGGCGTGTTGCCGCTTCCATCGAGCGGAAGCCGAGGGGTGTTCCGTCTGGCGCGTAGTAAGGGATTTGTTCGGCAGGCTTCATCTGGGCACACTTCGAGTACGGCAAGGAAGGGAAGGAGATTAGCGAGAGTCCCGTCTCTCGGTATTGGCTTGGGGAGGGAACCTTCGGAGGGTGCGCTTTGCGCCGGCCTGTCGAACTGAGCCTCTATTGAATATATACGCTGAAACTCTCAATTCTTGAAGTCCTCATCCAAATACTTCCGTTCCTGGAGCAGACTGCGGACTTCCGCGACGCTGGTGACTGTGGCGGCCAAGGAGCCGGCAGCCGCCCATTCGCGCAAGCGCCTCGCCTGGAGGGCCGTCGGCTGCTCACCTGGACGCTTCACTTCAAGCTCGAAGTGCCGGCCGAAGATGCAGCCGGTGATGTCGGGATCTCCAGCCACGCCCATACCGCCGCCCCATCGTTTGCGGGCGAGGCACCCGGGCAGCGAGTTCAGATAGGTGAGGATCGCCTTCACAATCGCGCGCTCGCTGATCATGCCGTCTTTCTCCCGAACTGGAGTTTCGGCGGCTTTTCAGCCTCGCGCCGGCGCGGGTCTTGGTCTTGACTGTTCCGCACTCGCCGGCGCAGCCTCCACTCGTCCCACGTCATCCAGCGCAAGCCTTCATCGTTGAACACCAGCGGCATCGGGTCCATGCGAAGCACCTTCATCGCCCAGCGAATTTCATCCAGATCCGCGCCGAGGGGATAGGCGACGGCAAGATGGCCCAAAGGCAAGCGGATGCATCGCATGCCTGGACGGTTCATCACGGCTTGCGCTTTTCGCACGTCCGTCAACTCCTGGTTGTGCTCGCGGACGAGGGCTTTTAGATCCTCCGACGCACCCTTGTCGATGCGCAGTTTGCCATCTGCGTCCAGCCAAACTGAGACGCTCGCTTCCATGAGCCGGTCCAGGACAGCTTCAATATCCACAGCCAACCTCCCCATGACGGATCAATGCCGGATGACGGGTTATGACGGGTTTTCGCATTTAGCTCTCAGGTGTGTGTGCGCGCGCGCGCCATGTGTGCAAAATGGGAAAATCCGTCATAAGCCGGCATCCGTCATATCCGTTTACTGAACCTAAAGGGCTTAATCGATAGGGCATGACGGGTTGTGCTCAAACCTCCTCACCGTCATCGTCGCGATCAAAGCGCGATTGCCTCGGCGTCGTTTGCGCCGCCTTCGGCGAATCGTAGTGGTCTTCGGTGCGCAGACCCAGGCCGGAATAGAGCGCGCCCTTCATGGTTTTTGACTTGGCGAAGCCCCGTTCGCTCATCAGGGACGCGAAGGTCTTGTGGCTGGCAGCCGTCTCCCCATGCTCCTCGGCCCAGGTTTTGTATTCCCGGTACAATGCGAGCGAAAGCACCCGCGCATTGGCGACGCGCACGCATTTCTCTTCCAGGAACATCGAGAACGTATCCTGTTCCGACTCGTACTCCCGCGTGGCGTTGATGACCTCGTCCGGCACGCCCAGCCCGTCGCGCTGCCATTCCAGGCACCCTTCGATGGCCCAGTTCAAGATTCCCGGCAGCTCCGACTGGAACATTGCCATGACCTCGTGGCGCTTCTTCTGGCGATCCTTGGGAATTGTGTAGTCGAACGGGACGAGCTTCAGGCGCCGCCAGATGGCCGCGTCGCCGCGAATGGTGGGCTTGTGGTTGGTCGCGAACCAGATTTTGAACGTCGGCATGAACTCGAAGAACTCGCCATGCAAGAAGCGCGCCGCCATCCGGTCGCCGCCCGTCATTTCCTTGATCAGGGATTCGGCGAGCCGCACGCCGCGATCGTTCTCTGCGGCCCAAACGAACCTCGCGCCACGGAGACGTGCGATGTCGTTCGGAATGCTGCCCTCCCGTTTCTTGAGGAACGTCTCTACCGGCGTTCGCCGGGCGTAGTTCCCGAGGAGCATTTCGATGACTTCCACCATGGTGGATTTGCCGTTGTCGCCACCGGGCCCGTAAAGGATGAACATCGCCTTGTCGCTGGTGATGCCCGTGAGACTTGAACCCAGCGCACGTTTCAGAAAATCAGCCAGGCTCTGCCGGCCAAGCATGATCATGTCCAGGAATGCCAGCCAGTTCGGGCATCGCGCCGAGGGGTCGTAGACGACAGGCGCGAGCTTGGTGATCATGTCCTTCTGGTCGTGGGACCGCAGTTGGCCCGTCCGCAGATCGAGGGTGCCGTTCTTGACGGCGCACAGCCACTGGTCGTTGTCGAAATCATCAGGATGCCGCGCCACCGTGCGATCCGATTTCGCCAGCGTGACCATGGCGTGAATAGACCGGTGCGATTCCGACTTGATGAGGTGGCTCAGGAACGCTTTCCTTTCGTCTTCGTCCTTGATCTTCTTGGCGACCGCATACAGGCTGCGAATCAGGTCGGCGGCGCGGGCCATTATCTCGAGCCGTTCGTCCTCGGCCCATCGCATGGAATCCCACAGGAACCAACGGCCCCACGCCTCGCAGTAGAGAACCGCCCCGCGATACCGGGCCACGAAGCGGCGGGCATTTCCCAGGTCGGTGTACTTTTCGATCTTCGTCGCCGCGGCTTCGGCGGGCTTTGGCGGTTCGGGTGGCGGCGGATCATCGCCTGACGAGGCTTCGGGTTCTGGTTCGGTCCCGGCTTCGACTCCTTCGATCCTGCCGATCGCGATGGGCGAGTTCACGTTTCCGCGAAAGAGACAATCGCCGCAGAATCGGCCGCCGTTGAGGTCCGACTCCACGTAGGCGCAAGTCACCGGCGCCACCTTGTCGCCAGAAGCCTGTTTCAGTTTTTGCTGCGTTTCCCGGCGGGAGTACTTCGGGTAGGTCTTGCTCAAGTCATGTGCCCAGCGCTCGGCGCCCTCGCACCTGGCCACCACCGTCAACATCCGATACCACTCGGGCTCGGCCAGGCCGGCAGCGTCGTTGCGGCAATGGCGCATCCAGACACAGCCATCCAGGATCGGAGGCAACCTGGCCGGCGGCAGATCCAATGGTGACGGCGTCTCCCGGCTCCCTTCACCCGGATCCTCGATGCCGGCAAGAAGGTCTTCGAAGTCATCGAGGTTGTAGGCGGGATCAGCGTATTCGGCGGTGACCATCCGGATATCGCCATCTACCTTGTGATTGAAAGTGCCCGGCACGCGCAACACACGGCATAGATCGGCGGTGGAATCCATCGTCCAACCCCGCACGTTGGCGCGCAGCCTGAGGTTCAACTGGAAGCGCGTCGAGAGCGATTTCAAGCGCTTTCGTTCGTCGGCACTCTCAATCTGGTAGGGTTCGCGGAACAGCCAGTAGGGCTGGAGACCGAACCCGCTTTGCACTACGAGGCTCGGCTTCAGGCCCGCTGAATCGATGAGACTTCGAGCATCCTGCTCGGTTGGCGGTAGTGCTTCGGCCTTGTGCGCGGCACCCGCGATATCAACGTCAGCCCAGAAGCCGGGCAGAACCGACACGCCAGGCTCCGCTCCCCGGCTGGTGTTGGCAGGCCTGTCGCGCTGGAGGCCCACGGCGGCGTACACGTCGAAGGTGGAGGCCCGCGCGGCGCAGTACTCAACCGCCTGGTCGAGCGCGCCCTCCTCGCCCAAGTTGAACGCTCGGGTCGCTTTGTCCTGGCGCGTCCATAGAATCAGCCAGCCCGCCCGCGCGGGGCCATGGACGCGCTCCAGGAACTGCCAGATTGCCTGGCGGTCGGCCTCCATCCGCTACACGACCTCACCCTCGACCGTCTCGGCGACATCCTTGGCCACCGGCACGGCGGGCGCGGCCTTCAGAAACGGGTCGATCATGGCGGCGTAGTCCTTGGCCCGCTTGGTGTGTTCGGGCGTCAGGCGGCCGCCGGAGGTGAGTGCCGCTTTCGCATAGACAATGCCCTGAGCGTTCTTGGTCTTCTCCAACCCGATCTTGGTGATCACGCTGTAGCAGGGCACGCCCTTCGATGCCAGGCGCAGGAAATACTGCCGCGCGGGCTTCAGCGAACTGGGCGGCAGGTGTACGATCTCCGGCAGCAAGTTGTCCTCGCGTACCAAGAACAACTGGCGCACCAGCTTGCAGGCCTGGCCCTCGCCTTTCGAGCCGCTGCCAAACTCCGCATTCGGGCATTTATGGCAGTTGCCGCCAGGCTCGCCTTCCCCCGTGCGCGCGTCGAGCGAATAGCAGTCCGGAGGCATGTTGCCGTCGGACTCTTCCATCGGCACGCTCCAGTAGGCCCGGGTGTCGCGCCAGGCGATGATGATCCCGGACAACTCCTTCAGCATCTCTTCGCCGTCGAGCCCCTGGATGGTCCAGGCGGTCCCGCCGCCCGCGGGGATCTTGATGCGTTCGAGGTCGGTAGCGGTGAGGCCGCCGTCTCCGACGTTGACGTTCATGGCTTCGCGGATGTCAGCAATCTCCGTGTTGAAGATCACGAAGGGGCTGATCGCGGTTTCCTTTTTCGCAGCTTCCTTCTTCACAAGTTCTTTGGTGGCCATTCAGCTTCTCCTGGTTCTGAGTTTGAAAACTTCGCTAACATCGAGGACCGAGGCGAGCGCAGGCGACAACGGCTTGCCCTCCCGGTCCAGTTCCCGCACATAAGCACTGAGCGAGTTGGTGTTGAAGGTCTCTTCCACGTAGTCGCCGAGTCGGCAACGCTTCAGAGCCTTGCAGACAGCGGGCTTGTCGCCGTCCTTGGCCTTGGCCCACAGCTTGCGTTCGACGTACACGGTGCGCCCGTCGATGGCGATGCGCTCGGTGCCGCTCTGCTCGAATTGCGGCAGCAGCCGACCTTCGAGTTCCGCAGCTTCGGCCTTAATGGTGTCGACCTCAGCTTCGAGTTGCCGTCGCTGCTCTTCGAGGGCGACAAAGCGTTTCAATTCATCTGTGTTCAAGCGAGCCTCCTGATTCGGGTAATTTGATTGCGTAATCTTTCACCACCGCGCCGTGCTCCGGCGCACCTCGGGCATGCATGTCCCACCAGAAGAGGCCTTGGTGTTTGCCGAACAGCCCGGCGGAGCTGCGGTAATCCTTGAAATGTCCCCGGCAGAGATGGAGCGCCTTCGGCTCTCCAGCCGCCTCCGAAACTCCAGCACCCTTACGCCTGGCCATGAAGGGCGTTACCGTGAGGGTTTTGTAAGAGACCAGGGGACGGCCGTGGCGCCGCACGTAAGCCTTGTTGAGTTTTGGCGGCGGACAGTGGTCGGCGGTGCTGGTGTTTTTGCAGTGCAGAAGGGACGTAGCCAGAAACAGGGGATTGACAAGCTGCCCGAGCCTCGCCATCGCCATGCAGATGTCGTCGGTCATGACATTGGGAATATCGGAACGCAGGTGCCAAAGGCTCATGTGAGGTTGCGCTAGCAGCGTGCCATCTGCCGCCAACGCAAGCACGGCCTTGTAAGAGATCCAACAGACATCTCGATCAAGAGCGTTGGAGGTCAAGAGGCTCACGAATTGCAGCCACTGGCATTGGGACTGCTGCACGCCATCGGGGCCGTACCGCTGCTCCCAATCCGGCTGGGAGACAAGCGACGGGGAACAGGTAATGACAAGCGCGCCGACGTTGGTAAGCCGTCGCTCCTCTCCCCGGTCCGTCTCATCGAACAGGGCGTCATACATGTGCGGCTGAAGCCGGTATTCGAAGAATGCGCGCGGGTAGGGCTGAGCTAGATTCGGGAAAGCCTGCGGACCATCGCAGCCACCCGCCCGGACGTGATTTACGAAGTAGTACTCCGCGATATTGTCGATCGAGAAGACGACGCTGGAAGCGAGATCCTTGCGGATCACCATATGCGCTTGCCCTGCTGTGCCGCCGTCGTCGAAGCAATCCCGAGGGAGTCCGGCAGAGATAACCCGCCATTTGTCTGCGGCCAGCAACCGGTCAATGAGCCGGGGCATCTACTGGCCTCCCTTCATCTGCTGCAGAACGCTGTTGACGACATCAGCCCGGCGCGCCAGCGCCACCATCACCTGCTCGTCCACCGTGTCCTGCGCGAGGAGATGGATGTACTCGACGGGCCGCGTCTGTCCGGGCCGGTGAATGCGCGCCAGGCTCTGCTCGTAGGAACCGAGCGAAAAGCCCAGCGAGTAGTAGACCGAATAGCGGGCCCGCGTGAGATCGACACCGACACCCCCGGAATCGATCTGTACCGCCAGCACCGGGGCCTCGCCAGCCTGCCACTGCTTCAGTTCGTCCATGCGGCCGGATAGTTCGAGCGAGTGCCGGCCCGTCTCGTCCGCAACGCGATTCACCGCCTCGAGGTCTTTGTGGAAGCGGCAGAAGACGATCACGGGTTCGTGCGGATCGATGTCCTCCAGCACGTCGCGCAGGAGGTTCATTTTCGCGGAGTCGATCTGCACATCCAGACCGTCGTCGGTGCGAATGTACCCGCCGGTGATCTGCTGCAGTCGGAGCAACTTCACCAAGGCGTTCGCCACCGTGACTTCGCCGGCATCGAGCTCCGCCATCAGGTTCCGTTGGAGCGAGCGGTAGGCGCGGCGCGCTTCGGCTCCGAGTTGGCACGTCAAGGTCACGTGCATCTCAGGCGGCAGGTCGAGGACGTCCTTCCCACATGCGAAGGAGACGGAGTAGAACTTCCGATTCAATTCATCGAGGTTGTCGTAGGCTACGACCTGGTGATTCTGAAAACCGCCCATAACAGCGAAGTGCTGCCGGAAGCGGTTGTACGACCAACCGAAGATGGTGGCGTCGATGAAGCGGAAGTAGCCGTACACGTCGAGGGGCGAATGGGGCATCGGCGTGCCGGACAACCCCAGCCGGAACCGCGCCGCTTTCCCGAGGCGCGCGAGATACCTGCTGGCCTTGCCACCGGGAGCCTTGCAACGGTGAATTTCGTCGGCCACCACCAGGTCCCATTTCTGTTGGAGCGCCCACTCCGCGAACGGCGGCCGCCAGGCCGAGTCGTAGTTGATGACGATCACCACCGGCACGCCGCGAGCCTGGGCGAGTTTGATCCGCCGCTCCGCCTCTCCGCGTTTCGCACGAACATTCGCGAGAGAATCATCTAGCGGCACGACCAGGAACGGAAGGGTCGAGTGCATTTCGAACTGTGGGCGCCAGACCTGCACCACGCGCAACGGGCAAAGGATGAGGATCAACTGGAAGCGTTCCTCCACGCACAGGTAAACGGTCATCGCCGACTTGCCGGTGCCCATGACAGCCGCGATCATGGCGCCGCGTTTGCCGCGGCGGTAGAGCTGCTGGACGAAGCCCACCGCCTCGCGTTGGTGACGCCAGGGGGTCGTGCAAAGACAAGTTGAGGAGTCGATCGCCATAGGATCTCCGATACGGACGGAGTCGCAGGCGACCACGGCGACGGTGCTGTCGTGGCTCATCGGGCCGCTTCGGTGGCGGGGAGCACGCCAGATTCTTTGAACGCCGCGCGCATCTTCCAGACCAACTGGTAGATGCGCGTTTGCGAGCGGCCCATCGCCTTGCTGAGGTCCGCGACTCCCTCGGCCACGACGCGGTTGGCAATCTCGCATAGATGGGGAGGTAGGGACTTGACGACGCGGTCCACGTCGATCCGCACGTCGAGTAGCTCGGCCGCCGGCCGGGTGGCGCGTCCGGTGGCCATTCGGAAGTTGTCCTCGCTGAGATCAGCGGCGCCGGCGGAGGGCGTCTCGTCGTCGGGATCCTCCGCTGGGACTGAAGGCAAAGCGCACAGTATCGCCTCCTGAAGTTGCCGCTTCCGCGCCCGGATCAGGGTGATCACCTGGTTGCGGATCAAACAATTCACGAAGGTCTTGTAGCGGCCACGCTCCGGATCGAAGCCTGCTATGCGCTCGAGGTATTCGAGAAAGAGTTGCTGGATCAGATCGTCGCGATCGTCGGGCGTGATGCCGTAACAGCCGACCAATACCCGCACCCGGCATTCGATATTCCGGATAGCATACTGGTCGATCTGGGATAGTCCGTCTTGTCGAATCATCGTTTCCTCCTCTGGCCGGGAGGAAGATCGTGGGGGATGGCTGTGGATTGGGGCAATAAAATGAAAGAGGAAGCCTGTGAGATTGCCCTTCCCAGCATCACCCACAAGACTTCCGCCGCGCGGCCAGCCTTTGTCTGGTGTGTCCCTTCTTTAGCCGGCCATCTCGATCACGAGTCTGAATGGCAGACCGTGCTTGACCTCGATGCTTTCGACGGTCCCATCCCGTAGCCGCGAGAGGTGATCGAAGAACTCCGAGACTTGGTTCTTGAGCACGAAATCCGTGTGGCCGAGTTCCGGCCGCGGACCGTTCTCGCCGCCCAACTTGATGTCCTGCACCATGCGGGGCGCGGGACTGAAAACTGGGTCCCCGTCGCGGATCTCCAGGTCCTCGATGCGGCCGAAGTTCAGCTGCTGCATGATCACCAGCAGTCGCCGGCGCGGGGCCGAAAGGGCAGCTTTGGTCATGAGATCGCTCACGTAAATTCCTCCATTTTCAAGAACCGTTCGGGAGTCGCCGGCGGGGGTTAAGGTGGGGGCCGGCCACCGGCCCGACCAGATCCTTCCACCTGCTGTTTTTACTCATTGCCGGGCAACACCTTCAATAAAGAGGCGTGACATTACATGTCACAAATTGGGACATCGCCTCACAGATTGTGACATCGCGTGTCACAATCCGCTCAGAAACGCCACTCGACGGATTTCGATGGTAGATAGAGGAACGTATTGCCGGTGCGGATGGAATCGCGGAGATGCTGGGCCAGGGCCTGATGGGCTTTCCCGATCCCGCGGATCGCACGCGCAATGCTGTGGGATACAGCGGAACGGGCCAGCTCGCTCGCCCCGACAATCCTTCGTGAGCGCCCATACAACCCCTGGACATCTCGAAGGTAAGCTTCAAGCTTAGCGATCTCGCCGCCGAGGTCGCCCTTGCGCGCCCAATCGTTCGGAGCCAGCTGCGCCAATTCCGTTTTGCGCTTTTCCAGTTCGGATCTCACCTGCGTCAGCGTGGTTAGGTCCGCGAGCGGAAGACTGGTATCTGTGGCGGCAACAGCCGGTCCCTCGGGGCCGCACCGCCCGGTCAAAGCCAACGCCTCGATCTCCTTGCCGGGTACCCGAAGCAGTTCAGCAATGTACCCCAGCCCCCTGGAATGCTTCATCCTTATCGCCTTCCCATTGAACGAGACGGCCCAGAAGTCCTGCTCCCGGCGAAAGATGTTCCCTGAGTCCTCAACGGCGGCCGGCTCTCCGCGGTCGCCGGTGGATTTACGGGTATCATTCCAGGCGGCGGGCCACGCGGGAGCCGCCTTCCATGCCTGGACCCGGAGATCCGCCAAGGAAAGCGCCAATCTGTTCCGAGCGATCTGCTCGAAGTGTCGTAGTGCCCGAGCCGAAGTCCAATAGGGGCTGCGGCCGTAGAACAAAAGCTTGTATTCGAACACCCGACGTACGAGTTCCGGCACGCACGCCCCGATGTATTCTTCCAGTTCTGCGGTGTGAACCACCATGCGAGCACAGCACGCGATGTATGCCGGGACGACCGCATCGAGGTAGGTGAACGCGGCCTCCCAGCAGGGCGGCGTTGTCTTGGGATCCTCAGCCGGGGTCCAGGCTATCCAGTCTTCAATCGTCGCCGTCTCCCAAAAGGCCAACTCCGCCGAGCGGACAGTAGAGAGCAGACCTTCGTCCTTCTCGGCCAGTTGGTCGATCCGGGAAAATAGGCCGTGGCCTATCGCCACCGCAGTATGCCCGTCCGTCGCGCGAGGGACGCCTCGCCCCACAGCTTCCAGAGGGCAGAGTTCCACTGCCTCCCATGCAAGCGCTTTGTTCCGATACATCTGGTGAAAGTCCTTCTCTTCAGATCTGGCAAGCCGTGCGTCGCCAGCATAATGGTGGGGCGAGGGCGTAGATTATCTAATCAAACTTAGTGCGAGGTGCAGCGGAAATTTATCGGAAATATGATTTGGCCGCTATTTGTTGCGTAACTCCCTAAGGATTTGTCGGCCTCGACGGTCGGTAATCGAGATGGCGAACTTCCGTTGTACCCACTCGGAAAGTGCCTTGCCAGTCCATCTGTCATGATCCATCCCGGCGGCTCTCGGAGAGCTCCGGATCACCACACGAATAGCATCTGTGTCATCTGGGGTTAATCGAGCCGGACGGCCACTGAAGGCTTGCTCTTCTAACCCGCTGTCACCATACTGCTTATACGCTTGAAACCACCGCCGCGCAGAGCGCGAGGAAATGCCCACTATTTCAGAGACTTCTTCATAGGTGAGACCTGCCGAAGCTAATAGCGTCGTATAGAACCGGAGCCAGAAGCGTGACTCCGGGGTCTTGCGAAGCTTTCTCCGCAGTGCGGTGGCAATGGCAGGCGAGGTAGGCACTCAGATGCTGCCCTCACCTGGTCCGGCCAAAGCTAATTTCCGAAGGCCCAAAACAAATGCCAGCCGCGATGGGCTGGCATCGTTTCTGGACCCCGAAATCACTGGCGGGGAGGACTCCCGCGACAATGGTCCATATGAACCGCCATTATAATCACACTGCGGTTCGACGGGTGGAGGACCAAACGCGGCGGGCTTGCCACATGCATCCGATCGGGGGGCTTCAAGTCATCCATCCGGATACCCGGCAGGTGATTCGCAGCGAAAACCCATTTCGCTAGACGTACCGGTCCTTGACCTCAACGCCGATCATCGACCATACTCGACAAGGCGACAGTGAACGTGAGATGTAGACGTGCTGCCGCATCACTGGATAGTGCATGACCCACATATGCGATCACGACTTGGAGCGGTACTACCTGGGCATGATTGCCGAGGAGCTGGAACTCGCTGCCATCGAGGAGCACATCTTAGCTTGCCCGTCCTGTGCAGAGCGAGCCGAGCAGGTGCAGGATTACGTGGACGCCATGCGGGCGGGGATGATAATCGGCGGGTTCGATTCAAGGTAATACCGAGCAACCCTGAGGCCAACTCGGTCCCAGCGGTGAACGGGGATCCGGCCATACCGGGCTTCACGCCTGCACGTGAGAATCTAAGCCGAATCCCCAGGTTGGAAGTCAAGGCGCCGGGTACTCCACCGCTCGGATTCCGGCGTTGCGTGGGAGCCAATTCTCTGAACCTCCGTTGTCATGTCCTTCCGGACTGGCCTCCTTGGCCTACTGGTGCAGGCGCGCCCTGTGCGCCCGTAACGCGTCGGAGAGCCAATCCCGTGGCGGGGCCGAATTGCGCACCCCCCCGCGCCGACTCCTTCTCCGCGTGCTCCTAGCGCGCGAGCATCTTGTAGCCGATAGCGAATAACGCTCGCGCGCAACAGACACCGTTCACGCTTGGGGGGTCCATGCTACAGGTTGGCGACTTCATGGAAAGGACCATTCTCAGCGTGTAGCGCGTATTCCGCACATCAGCGCGTGGCGAACGAATCGCCTTCAATCGAGCGATTCCCGATTTCCGTGTCGATTACCCGGGCAGTGCCGGAGCGACTGTAAGTTGCCAGCGGCGAGCCAGGCCAGCTTCGCTGCATAAAGTAGAAACTCAGCAATCCAGGTGTTTTCGGCGTGGCGTTTGCTTCCCATGCCGTTCCGTTGACTGCCACAGTGTAGGTGTAATTCGAGTCGGTCCTCGGGTCGAATTTCAGGTGCTCGGAATGGCTGGCGTCGGAGGTCATGAGCTGATCCAGCGAGCAGGCGCGTTTGGCGCTTCCGCTCATACACTCCGTCTCGATCTGCTGAATCGCGGTCAGGAACAGGATGGCGATCTGCTCTTCGCGCTTCAGCGGAATCATGTTCCCATCGTTCTCTCCAACCTCGACTTTGGCCGTAGTGGGAAATGTCCCGGCACCCGGTGCGGTGAAACGGCTCACGCCAGCCGGCGCCGCTGCCGGCTTCGCCGCGGCGTAAATCGAGGCCACCTCGACTGCCGTCAGGGCCCGGTCCCACAGGGCGGCTTCTTCCAGTCCGCCCTGAAACCATCGTCCACCAAAAACCGTACTGGCGCCGATCGAGAAGGCGCCGGCCTTCCCAGTTCTGCCGCCGCCTTTATCGCTCGCGACTGGTTTGCCGTCCCAATAGATCACCCGGGTCTGCGAAGCGGTGTCCATCGTAGCCACAATCATGTGCCAATGGTTCACCAGGGTGGCTGAAGCGGGGGTGTAAGTCAGATGGCCTCCGGCAGCCGTGTAGAATCTCAGCGCGTTGTCGTTTTCGAACTGCAGATCCAGATCGTTGCCGTTCTGCGATTCCCCTGCCACGTAAAAGAATCGGCCGGCCTGCGAAGGTAAGGTCGCCAAGTTGGCCCACACCATAATACTGGCCATCGCTCCCACACCGCCGGACTGGGTTGTCAGGATGTAGCCGTCCCGCCCGTTGAGGTTCGCGTAAGAGCTGTTGGGGCCAACCGGCGCCCCCGGCGAAGAACTCGTTATGCCGCCCACCGATTTGAACGTGGTGGGGCCAACTTCGCTGGGCCCTTGGTTCGATGCCAGCCGGTAATACGCAACTGGACGTGTGGCAAGGACGGCGGCGGGGAAATCCGTACCGGCGGCATGAAGACCAAGTCCAGGGAGGGCCGCTGCCGCTGTAATCGCCAACCGGCACCATCTAAGACTCGCGAGCATCCTAAGCATTGTCAAAGTCTATCCCATCCAGCATGCCCAAGTCCTGAGTGACGGCGTATCCCACAGTTCAGGTAGTTCAGTGTCAAGTTGACAAGAAACGCCCAAACCCCCGATGTGCAATCGGCCGAAGGGCGGCAGGTTGGTCTGTGCCAGACGGCGCCCCGGCGCAGGCCGGTGCCTGCCGATAACGAACCATAACGTCGCTCCAAAGACGTTCGCCGACGGATGCGGGAGCCATTTTCCGAGTAGCCGACCATCCTTCCGCAACCCGTGATGCTCCATCCGCGAGTATGCGCTTCTCGGCAGCTTGACGCCGACTGGCCCGGCTTCCGGACGGTGCGCGACTCCCGTGACTCGGCGGGCCGATGCCTCACAATCGGCTAAACTGGACTGAGTCAATCGAATGCCGCTTTCCACCGGCGATAAACTCGGCCCCTACGAAATCCTCAACCCCATCGGCGCGGGCGGCATGGGAGAGGTGTACCGGGCTCGCGATACGCGGCTCCGGCGCGACGTGGCCATCAAAATACTGCCCGCCGCGCTAGCGTACGATCTCGACCGCATGGCCCGATTCGAGCGCGAAGCCCGTTTGTTGGCGTCGCTCGACCATCCGAATATCGGCGCCATCCATGGCCTCGAAGAGAACGCCGGCACGCAGGCGCTCATCCTGGCGTTTGTCGAAGGTCCCACGCTGGCCGAGCGCATTGCCGCCGGCCCCGTCCCGCTCGAAGAGTCCATCGAGATCGCGCGACAGATCGCCGAGGCTCTCGAATATGCGCACGAGCGGGGCGTCATTCATCGCGACCTGAAACCGGCCAACGTGAAAATCACGTCCGAAGGCACGGTCAAAGTGCTGGATTTCGGACTGGCGAAGGCGCTCACCGGTGAAAGCGAATCTTCCTCGCCTGTTGCTGCGAGCCCCACCATTTCTCCCACGCTCTCCATGCGGGCAACGCAAACCGGAATGATCCTAGGGACCGCGGCGTACATGGCGCCTGAGCAGGCCAAAGGCAAGACGGTCGATCGCCGTGCGGACATTTGGGCCTTCGGAGTGGTACTGTTTGAAATGCTGACCGGCGGACCGCTGTTCAGCGGAGAAACCATCGCCGAGGTCCTTGCCTCAGCCATCAAGGAAGAACCGAAGCTCGACCGTTTGCCGGCATCGACGCCGCCCGCCATCCGCCGCCTGATCGAGCGTTGCCTGCACAAAGATCCCCGTCTGCGGCTGCGGGACATCGGCGAGGCGCGCATCACGCTTCAGAGCGCA